ATGAGGGCCTTCGACTGGATCACTTACCAGTGTAGAGTATGTCGTGGAACATACCTTGCTCGGCCTATCAACCCGGAATGTCCTTTCTGTTTAGGATACAGAAAACCGGGGTTGTAATTTTGGAGCCTATGATAAATAAAACAAGGTGGAAATATGTGTGTAGGAATTGTCCGTTTGTTCCGGACAAGGTTCCCGCATTCTGTGGATCGTATGTACGACCACTCAAAACTTGGCGTATGAGATGGATTCCGGACAAGCCGGACTACGCCAAGACAATGCGTATATCGAAACGGACCGGTGAACTAGGCAAGAAGCCACTTAACCTGCCGGACCGTTGTAATGCCTGTAAAGCGAAATACAGGCGTGCTACGAGGATGGGTAAGCGTATGGACCGCATCCACGAAGTGGCAAAGTCCTACAAGGACGGACGAAAGGTACCGAAATTATTGACTTTCGCTTTGCCTTCTCAATGGTTTTCGTACGACGGATGCCTCACCAGTAGGGAAGATGAGATCCGTGCACTGGGTAAACTCCTGCCCCGAGCGAGGGCGATCCTTCAGGAGAACGGTGTTGAAGGAGGAAGTTATGTTCTCGAGTGTACGTACAAATGGACACCCGATCTAGAGAATTTTACACATCCGAAATACAAGTTTCATGCGCATGTGCATATGGTTGCGATAGCACCGTACATTCACTATTCTAAATTGAGTGAATGGTGCCAGCAGTTGATGACGATCGGTTTGGGTCGTATCAACTATCAAGCAGTCAAGAATCGTAGGAAGACTGCTGTTTATGTTTCTAAATACCTCGTCAAGGACAAGGTTCAGTGTAGAACATTTGGGATTATGCGGAATAATACTCATACCACGCAATGAGAGACATTCCTGTGGTAACTGCTAGACCAAGTGCATCAAGGAACGGGACAGGCCCGTCCATAGCAGCGATGGAAGCACCCGCTGCCCCTGCCTTGTAGGTTTTCTGTACAGCGATGCCAAAAGCAGCCGCTTTCTCTTTAGTAGGAAATGGATTTGACCATGTGGCCTGTATTTCTCCATTTTGATTAAGTTTGATTGTGGTAGGTACAACCATTTGGGCTTGTTCCAGCCATTGATCTTTGTATTGATTCATTCGACCCACTCGTAAGTACAGCGTGTGCAAATGCAATGCATCAAGTCTTGGACTTTGATATACTCAACTGAGATATTGGTTGAGTTGCATTGTTCGCACGATCTAAGTTCCATGTTATCACTTGCGTGCCTTGCGGGCGCCGACTCGACGTCCGTTTTGGTATTTGTATTGAATTTTAGTTCCCTTCCGGAATTTTCCGGAAGAACTTTTCTTTGCAAAGGGCTTACCATAGGTAACCTTTCCAGTTTTCTTTTTGTATTGTTTTCTTGCCATCACAAACACACTCCGTTCAGTTGGCCAAGAACACGGTCACTAAGACCGAGGAGGTGAACCAATATTGCCAAGGCAATCATTTCGGTTCGGTTGTCTTTGATGTAGGAGAGAACACGAGCAGCAGTGGCCGTGTTCTTGACTGTTGTAGCGGTTTCTGCTTCCATTTCAAGCACGCTCCGCATAGACACCGTGGTAAGTACCCACGGCAAGGTTGAGGACGACTCGGAACGCTGTATTAACACCGTGAGGGTCGACACAGATGAGTCCGAAAGGAGCACAGAATCCGCTTGCTCTTCCGATACGACCGACACCTTGTTCGGTACCGATACGGGCAACATGTTGCATATGATTAGGGCCTTCACCCAACATGAAATCAGCAGGGTAAGGAGGCATATCATTGGCGTAGTCTTTGTTCTCAGCAATATCGTTCAAGAATTCCTCTGAACTCATGTCGAACATATTGAGAATTGGGTCTGTTGAATTGGTTGAGTGAACAATTGGATCCCCCATCATTGAAACTTGTGCACGGGCAGCATTGTAAGATTGAATAGCACCAACTGAAGTCCAGTTGCCGGGATTTCCTACATGCGGACCAATCATGTGAATAGTGAAATTGTCCGCCTCTTGAATATTATCGCCATCATCATCGGCTGATGTAAAAATAGCGTATTCTGAATTTTCATTAGAATCAATTCGCTCAAAAGCAGCGTTAATACCGTGCATCGATGGATTCAAAGAACCAGTGGCACGGTGTAGTGTAGTCATGTAGACTCTGAAATCATTCCACTTTCCAGCGGGAGTGTCTACAAGGGAATTCATTTTTTGAAACTTGGAAAATAGATAATTCCAAGCATTCTTAGTCATGTAGGTGTCCGGAAGAGTGTGGAGATCCACGACACCTGTTTCGTCATTGTACACCTCAACAGAGTTGATGTAATAATACACGCCAGAGCGTGCGAAGCGTCGGTTGATTTTGCTTAATGCAAGTCCGACGTCGATAAATTGTGTTGAACCACCATTGCACTCAAAAGATAGTCGTGTTGCTGTTGGAGAAGTCTTGGTGTACTTCTTTGCCGGAAGATTTGCGCCTGCCATAGAAGACCCTATCATGATAGGGTTAATGAAGTTTGATTTCTACACCGAGTGTAGATTAATTTCTGCTGTATCTAAATAACATACATTATACGACACGATTCATGGTAAGAGAAACCAGCGAATCGGGAGCCCTGCTTGAGGACACGTGTCCTCGTTGTGGAGATGATAAATTGCAGACGTGGGAAAATTTCCCGTTAGTCGTCTGTTTTACATGCGCTTGGCAAATTGATGCCGAGGCATGGTGTATATCATGGAGGGATTTGGAATGATTTGGCGAATCCATGAATGTCCACGTTGTTTTTATTCAGACGTGTTATTGACAAGACAGACAGATTGCCCTGTTTGTAAAAATCGACCTATGCACGTCCGGGGGTGGATTCAATGAGGGCCTTCGACTGGATCACTTACCAGTGTAGAGTATGTCGTGGAACATACCTTGCTCGGCCTATCAACCCGGAATGTCCTTTCTGTTTAGGATACAGAAAACCGGGGTTGTAATTTTGGAGCC